TTGAACTTGACCATATTCATCATAAAACTTTATTTTTTTAACTTTACGTAATGATTTCCATCTTACTCTTAGTTCTCTAATGTTACCATTAATATCTGTATAATTTTTACCAAATACATGACCATTAACTTCTGCTAAATCTAAAAGACTTTCATACATTCCAATATTCTCAGTAGAATCTCTAAATAATGTATGATTATCTGTATCTTCAGAATAAGCACCTTTTGATGAGTTTGTACTATAATGTAAAAGAGTATCAATTTCTTCAGATTTTAATTCATCATAATACTCATCTATTAATTGATTAGGAGACTTATAATCTTCTATAATAACAATTGAAGCATCTTCTAATCTATCAGAATTACCTGAACGTACAGCGTGAACTTTTAAAGGATTCAATTTAGTTAATACTGGTTCATCATGACTAATGTCTACTAAGTAAACTTCTTCAGCCATAATTAAAGCGTCTTTAAATCCTTTATTAAATTTTTCAGCCATGTTTTGTTCTTGCCAATAATATTTCAATATTTGATTAGCCATCTTCTCACGAAGATCTTGCCAACTATATTTCATATATTTACCAAGTTCCTCCATTTTAGTTTTTAATTCATCGTCAGAATAATTAGCTTCTAAAAATTCTGTAAGACGTTGCATTAAAAAAGCTTTTTTATCTTCTTCTTTTTTTGTAATAGCATCACTGTTTACAACAACAGCAGACCAATCAAATCTTCTTTTAATTTCTTCACCACAAAGTAAATCAATTTTAGGAACTACAATTGGATGATGAGGTATATTATCAGGCACATATGATGCATCAAGTTGATTTGGATTAACAACATTTGTTAAATCTCTTACATCAACAATTCCATTATAAAGATTTAAATTTATAATTTTATTTTTTAATGTTTGACGTACTTCTGAATTATAATAAAAAGAATGTCTGTCTGCAAAATCTAAATTGTCTTTACGCCAATCTTTATTTTTTTGTTTATACGGAAGTTTTTGTCTAGGTTGTTGTATGTTATTTATACGACTCATATGTTATAATTTTATTAAACTTTGCAATATACAAAATTTTAATAAGAATTCAAAACAAAAATAAACATTTAATACTTTATTTTCATTTCGTCAATAGCTTTTGATTTATTGTAATTCTTGTTAAAAAAATTATCATTAGACAAAGTATCTAATTTTTTATCTTGATTTTTTATTGCACTTTGTGTTCTTTTATATCTATCTTCACGTAATATCATTAACATAATACCTGCAGATACACGGTCAAAGTTACCATCAGCATTCCATTTAATACATTCTTCAATATAAGGAATACTTCTTAATGTGTGAAGATTTAATTTATTTTCATCTTCTCCATGTGCTTTAGTTAACATCCAGTCAGCTTGAAGTACTCTACCCCACTTATTTACACGAGCATTTGCTAAAGTACCTTTTGCTTTATTACCATAAAGATTAGTTCCTTTTACAAATTCCATATCTTTTAATATTTGAGGTACGTCACACAATCTATGTAAAGAGTTACGTTTATCAAAATAACTAAATAAACCTTTTAAGTTACTTTCATAATTTGCTTCAGCATTATAAAATTCTAAAATACGTAAAGCTAACTCATAAGCTTCTTCAGCAAGTTTAGGTCTACCAGTATATTCAGCTACAATTCTATCTGTAAAAGTGTCCATAACTAATATACTAAATAAAGATGTTCCTGCATCTGCGTCAATAGGGTCAATTCCTGCAATATATCTACTGCGAGGTATTTCACCGTTAGCGTTTTCTTTAGGCATTTCAAATATCTCTAAACATCCTTCACGATTAGCTGTATCTTTATCATAACTTCTAATAGGATATTTATCTGAATTAAGTCTCCATTTTAATTTACCATCTTGACCTCTTATTAATTCACCTACATAATGTTCAGCTAAAAATGTATCTCTTTGCATCATTACAGATTCTAAATAATCTTTTAAGTCTGCAACAGGAAATACTGTACCCTCTGTACGCATGATTGCTTCTTGAGGCGTAATTGGTTCTTCAGCTTTCTTTTGTGTAATTGCATTTGGATCTGTAGAACTATACTTAATATTAAATCTTGATTTAAGAATTTCAATTAAAGATTTAATTACATCTGGTTCTCCATTTGTTTCATCGTAACATCCATTACGATTTAAATAACCTCCCCAAAAGAATCCACATAATGAATCACCTGTAGCATTTTTATCATAGACATTTGGAATACCATATATGTTGTATGCACCTGGACTATAGAATAGTTTTTCAGAACCTTCGAACGAAGCTCCTTCAGTACCACCTGTTCCACCTGCAAGCATATATCCAAATCCTACATCTCCATCTTCCACCGCTTTTAAATTTACGTTCCATGCTTTTTCAAGATTAGGAAATAAACCATCTTCTTCATAATGAATAAGTGGTCCACGAATACCCCTTGCTTTCTCAGGTGCATCTTTAAGTGATATACCATATACTGAAGACATAATACCTTTACGTGTACCATACTCATCTTTAAATCCTAATTGAATATACATGTTTCTAGTATCATCTACTAGACGCATTTTAGGTAGTGGTGTTGTTTCTGCAATCCAGTCTAAAGTATCAAGTACTTTACCCCATATACCTTTATCTCCTGATAAGAATGTCTTTTCAGAAGCTAAGTGAAAATTAGGGTTACCTGATCCTGGTAGTGTGTACATATTACATGGTGAAATACTTCCCATCTTAAAACTAAATCCAACTCCACGAGTTTTTAATAATTTACCATGTTGTCCACGTTGTCTACCTTGTTCCATGTAGTGATAAAATAAATAATCACCTAACCAAGGTTTTGGAAACTTTCTTCTACGTTCACCTTTCTTTTTACCGTCTTTTGTAACTCCTACTGTTTCTACTAACCATATTGGACTGTAGTTCCAATAAAAATATAATTGTCCTGGAATCCATTCTCCATCAGATTCACGTACTACACCGTTTTTCCAACGACGAAGTTCTTCTTTCCAAAATAAAGCATAATCTGATTTAGGATTAGGATTAGGATGAAGTAATGTGTATTTACCATGTTTCTCAAAAAACAAAGCACGTTCTCTAAAGTAATCCATATCCTCAAGTATGTGAGGATTATCTACACTTACTTTAATTCTACCGTCATCATATTCTTCATCTTTAGGTCTATCTTTTGCAAAACCTCTAATTTCTTCAGGAGCAATTAATCGTTTAATAAATTCAATAGAATTAATATATTCTAATAAATCTAACCAAACTTCTTTATGTAAAGAATTTTTAAGTTCTTCTGTTAAAGGAGTTTGGTATTTATTAAATTTATATAATCCATTTAATTCTTCCATTCTATTTCATTTAATACAATAGCGTCAGTACTAAGTATTGTTTTAGCTACTGAAACTGCGTTTTCTAAAGCTGTTCTTGTAACTTTAAGTGGATCTATAATATTTTCATCAAACATATTTTTTTCTTGATAATTAAAATTTCGAGTATCCATTATAATATTAGAAGGTTTATCTAAAGCATTAAATATTCCATCTACAATTTCTCCAAAATTTGAATTACAAAGATTAATCGTAGTATTATATAACGCTATACCACCACCTTGTACAATTCCTTCTTCTAATGCACAAGCTACAGCTTTAACAGCATCATCATATCTATCATAACGTTCTTTCATTTCATTTTCAGTTTTACCACCTATTTTAATAATAGATACTTTACCTGTTAAATTATCAATACGTTGTTTTAATAGTTCTTTATCGTAGTCTGTTAATTCTGTTGATTTAGAATATTCTTTTAAGGTTATAATTAAATCTTCTAATTCAATGCTTTCATCTTTAACTAATATAGATGAATTTTTACTAATACTTGCAGATTTAAGTCTTCCTAAGACTTTATCACTATATTCTTTAGTCATATCATTTAACACAACTGCTCCTGTAAAATCAGATAAATCTCTAATTAAATCTTTTCTATGTGGACCAAATCCAGGTGTTTTAATAATACACAAATTAAGATTATTACTAAGAACAATTGATTCTAATTTACGTAATGCTTGTTCATGTACATGTTCTGTTATAATTAATAATGAATTACCAGGTTCAGTTCCTTTTTCTAACGGTATTCTAAAATTTTCTAACTTTTCTAGTTTTCCATCTAAAAGTAATACATAAGGATTATCTAATTCACAAGTACCCTTTTTTTCATTATTTACAAAATGTTTTGAAAAGTAACTTACATTTAAACTCATTCCTTCAATTAGTTCTACAACATCTTTAATGTTATTAGATTGTTCAATTTTAATAATATCAGAATGATTATATGCATCTTGAATAATATTACCAATTACTTCATCATTATTAGCTGAAATACTAGCAACGTGTTTAATATCTTCTTTTTTTAATTCTCTTGAATTATTTTTTAATTCTATTAATACTTTAGGAATTATATCATCAAACGCTTTAACAACTTCTACATATTCAAAATCTTTAAGATTATTTACAAACGTTGTGGCTAATACAGTTGCAGTTGTTGTTCCATCACCAGCTTCTTCAACAGTCTTCTCAGCAGCCTGTTTAATTAATTGAGCTCCTATATTTTCAACAGGATCTTTTAATTTAACTTGTCTTGCTACAGAAACACCATCTTTAGTAACTTTATATTTACCATAACTATCTTCATCTGGTATTACTACAGTTCTACCATTAGGACCCATAGTAGAAGCTACTGCATCATGTAATTTATTTACACCACTAATTAACTTTTCTCTTCCTTCTTTATTATAATATATTTCTTCCATGTACATTTTCATTATTTAAATACTCCAAATCATTTTTTTCTTTTAAAATGTCAATAAGATGTTCATCTCCTATTTTTATTTTTAAAATAAAATCATCAGTAGTTGGAAGATGTTTTACAATATTTTCCTCATACCAATTTAATTTTTTTAAGGATGGATCTTTAAGTCTTCCTCTATATATATCATATCCTTCTTCTATAAATTTCATATTAATTATAGTATTTAAAATTAAATTTTTTAGCTTTTCTTATAGACCATTTAAAACTACCGTAATTCATATTAATACTTGAAGCTGCTTCTTTTAATGTGTTAAATATTTCTCCAGTTTCTATATTTATAACTTTTTTAGAATTCGGGTTATCGTCTAAATAATATTTATTTTCTTTAGCTTTTTTCATTTTAACTATTGTATCGTTTGAAAATTTTCTATTTTTAAGTGCATCACTTAAAAGTTTTCTAGTTTTTTGAGATCTTACAATTCCAACACTACCATCACCACCATTTGTAAAATTACAAAGTTTTCCTGTTTTATCATCTAATCTACCATATTCTTTAATTAGTAAACATTCTAATTCACAAGCATCTTCCCAAGTTAAATTTTCAGAAACAATTTCTACAACATATTCTGTTTTATTAACAATTCTTTTCCATAATTCATTACGATTATTTAGAGAAGTTGCTCTTTTATTAGAACCCATTCCTACATAAAATATTTCATTAGTATCCAATCGTCTATGTCTATAGACACATTTATTATTTGTCTTTCTCATATTGTTGTTAAAAATCGAGACCTTCCTCAAAAATACTTAGCGCCTTACTACCTTTCATTCTTCCTTCTAATTCTTGTTGTTCTTTAACAACTTCTTTCTCTGCAGCTTTTAAATCTTTCATTAATTTATTAACTTGATTAATTGCAGCCGTAATAACATTCACTGTTACTACAGGTTTACCTCTATCATCTCTTTCTGCTAAAATAGCTCCTGCATTTCTTAAATATTCAGAAACATCATTTGCTGCTTTTAATGCATCACGATATAATTTACCAATAGTTGTTATTGATCTTGATTCATAAAATTCAATAGCTTCTTGCATTACTGAATCAATCTTCCAATCATCAGGTAATCCTACATCTTTTTTAATTTCTTCAGTTTTAATTAATTCGTTTGTTATAATAGAATAATCTGATTTAATATCTGAATAATAATAGATGAATAACATTTCTTTTAAAGCTGTTGCTTTATCTCTACTTTTATCTCTTTTAAGAATTTTCTTAAATGGAGAGAGTCCCCAGCATTCTTCTCGAACACTAAGGACCCAATCTTTCATTTCAAATAATTTCATAATTATTTTTTTCTTGTTCTTTTAGGTTTTTCAACAAGTGTTTCAGTTTCTTTAACTTGTTTATCTTCACATGCACATTCTTTTTGTAATGATAATTTAGTATTTTCTTTATCTAAAAGAATAATTTGATTTTCTAATTGTGTTTGAACATTTGTATTATATGAAATCATATCTTCTAATGTTTTAGAATAAATCTCAATAGTTGCATCTTTTTCACCACTTAATACTTTCTGATAAATACCATATAAAATACTTAATACGAATGGTGTAATATAACTAAATTGTTCAAATGTAATTTTTCCAAATAACGTTGCAAGTAATGTAATTACTACAAATCCTGTAGAAATAAATAATAATGTTTTTTTCATATTAATTTTTATATTTAGCTTTAATAAATCTGTCTTCAATCAACGCATACATATTACCATCTACAGTAATAGGATCAATTTTAATTCTTGTAATATACTCATCTTGATTTTCAGGATTAATTTCCTTACTCATCATCTTTTCAATATCAAGTAATACTTTATCACCTAATGCAATGTTATGTACATGTGAACCAAATGCTACTACATATTGTTCTTCTGACATAATATTATCTGATAACACCAAATAATGATCTACTTCTTCTTTATTTAATGTTACAATTACTTTATTGAACATTGGTTCAATTGGAAATGTTTGTGCAATGTTAAATGCTTCAGCACTATTAATTCTCTTCTGATCTTCCATCTTCTTTATTTAATTTATTTATTTTTCTTTTTATAATCTCTTCTGTTGTGTATAACTTTCCTAAATATTTAAAATAGAAAGTTTTTTTTAATTCTTTTATTTCTTCTTCTGAGAGTTCATCTAAAGAAATATTTTTAATTATTTCATATGTAAATCTAAATTGTGACTCTACAATGTTTTTAACTTGTTCATCTGTCAAATTATTTACTAAACCAATCTTATGTATTAAATCTTTTACTTTTTTTTCATTTATTTCTTTACTCATGTTTAATATTAAAATTAAATTTAATAGTAAATGTTTTTGAATCTTTAGAAATATTAGGTATATACATTGGAGAAACTTGCTTATCGATAATGATATTTTTTTTTCTTAAACTAGATAACATATTTTCTAATGCTGAAGGTTGTATTTCTAATTCTGTATATATCTTTACTTTTGTTTCATAATCAAATACTTCTTTCCATAGTATTTTATTATTTGTAATCTCTTGTTTTAATTTATAATGATAATATAAAAGTAGCGATAATACTCTTTGTTGTTGATTACTTAATTTATGAAACGGTGCAGTAAATAAAATCCATTGTCTAAAGAAAGATTTAATATGAACATTTAGATTAGCTACTTTTTCATTATTATTCATTTTCTAAATACTTAATAATTTCTGTTAATATTGGATTTCTATGATTAGCAGTTAATGTTTTAAATCCTACTAATCCACTTTCTTCTAATTTAAGTGCATCATATAAACAACTGTTTTTACCAATTGATTTATGAATTTGTTGCTTTGAACCACAGAATATCATTTTACTACCATCACCTAAACGTGTTAAGATTGTTCTAAAATCATCATAGTCCATATCTTGAAATTCATCTACAATAACAACTGATTTCATAAATGTAACTCCTTTAGCTACATCAATAGGCATGATTTTAATTAATCCTTCTTTTTCCATTTTATCAGTAGCTTCTTTACCTTGACATACTTCTAAGTTTTGAACAATTGGAAAAGTATATGGAGCCATCTTTTCTTTAACGTCTCCTGGTAATGCTGCTAATTGATTTTTAATCATTGGACGTGTTATCCAAATTTCATTACATTGTTTTTTTCTAAAGTAAGATAATGCAGTATGTACTGCGGCTAATGATTTACCTGATCCGAAATCTCCTAAAAGAAAATTTACATCGTATTCATAAAACATTTTAACAAATTCTTTTTGTTCTTCATTTAAATCTACCTTTAATTTAGGTTCTCCTTTTAAAGGTCTTTTTTCTGTATTAGGTATTTTCGCCATTTAGAAATTCTTTATATTCATGAATATTTTCAAAACTTTTTAATTCATTAATTGATCCACATCTCATACAAATATCATTGTCTACTTCATCTGTTACAATATGTAAACTTTTACAATACTTACAAGCCACTACTGGTTCATCATCATAATTTATTTCTTTTTCATTTTCTAATTCCATAATTCTATTTTTTACATCGTTTACATAATCTGTATCATATACAGGAAAAGGTGCTAATTTATTATAGTACTGAAGATGCTTTAATAGTTTCTTCAGGTACTTTATTATTTTCTGATTCATTTACTTCAATTTTACAAACCCATAATTCTTTTTCTTGTTCAATGGTTGTTGTTAAATTATAATTTTTATGTTTTAATACAAATCTATTAAAAGTTGATTCAAACTCTTCATATTTTTCTAATACTTTTAATAGATCAGTATGTTTAATCATATATTTTTTATTCAACATTATTTTCTTTTTTAAAATGTTCCCAATCTACTCTACTCATTAAATCTGGAAATTTCTTACCACCATTACAAGATTCTTCTACATAAAACTTTCCTGGTAAGTCACATCCACATTCTTCACAATAACCTTTACTTACACACGACTCTTTACAAATAAGTGATCTATAAGCAACTTGTTCTTGTAAGTGTTGTGCTTGTAATCCTACATTAGAAAGGAACATTTTAGAGTTCCCTTCTATATAAGATTTAATATTTTTAATTGTTATCTTTGGTTTCATTATTAACTACATTTAATTTACCTAATAATAAAAACATTTCCATATTGTCTAAGTCTCTACCTAAAATAGGATTAACATATTCATTAATATTTTCTTCAGTATATTCTATTGTAGGATCTAACTGTCTTGATATTTTATCAATTTCTCCAATTATACTATAGAAAGCTTTAATATGTTTTTTAGTTTCTTTGTTTTTTAATAAGACTGTTTGTCTTAAACCTCTGCTTGCAAAACTACTCATCTGTTTTAATATGTTTAAATAACTGTTTAGATAATCGATTTAATATTTTTAAATCTTCTAAAGTTAAAATTTTATTTATTTTATTGTTAATAATAAATCCTTCATTTAAATCAGAATCATAAAAAATTCCAATATTATTTTCTTCTAATCTAAATAAATTTTTAGATATTTTTATATCATTCATTATACTTTTAAATTTAAAACTTGTTTATCAATTATCTTATTACCATCTTTATTAAATACTAGATGAGTTCTAATATAACCTTTTTTATTTCTAACAAATATTTGTGCTACTGGTTGATAACTATCATTTAGAAATAATCCTACATTAATATCATTTAATCTATCACCTTTATATTTTTTAGTAAAATAATTATATCTTAAAAATACATCAGCTTGATTATCTGTTAAATCTTTTTCTATTTCGTTGTATTTATTTTTTATATCTACGACCATCTGGTTTATCATTTTTAATTAATTTTTGTTCTTGATTTATAAATTCAAAATATTCACTTAATGTTATTTTACCTTGTTGTAATTGTTCAAACTTAAATTTTCTAACATCTATCCATTGATATGATTCTTTTTTATTCCACTCATCATTAAAATAGTGAAACTCTTCTTTATTGTCTTCTGTGTTCATCTAAAAGAATACTGTTTAGTTTATTTGCATCTACTTGTCCATCTGTCATAAAAGATTGTTTATCTATTCGTTTACCATTAGGTAATATAATCTTATCTCTTAACCATTGGATTTCTTGAACCCATTCTTGATATGTTTTATTCATAATTTAATTCTTTAAATCTGTTTTCTAAAAAAGTTGTATAATTACCTGGGTTAAAATTGTTATTTAAATCTACAAACATTCTTATATCATAAGAACTATTATCTGGTAATATAACTTTACAATTATCATGTGTTATATCTTCACACCATTCTTGAAATCCTTCAGGTTGTTGATCATCAACTAACACTGGTTTTTCAAAATCACAACATATTAATTTTCTAGTCATTTTTTAAATATTTATACAAAGATACAAAATATATTTGACATATACAAATTTTTTAGCAATTATTTTTTA